ACTGCCAACACATAGTGAAGTTAGCACATAGAAGAGGTAAGCTATTAAATCAATACCTGTACTCTACTGGGACGCCAACGCTTTTAGCAAGTCGCCGATAGTATCAAACGAGATTATAAACAAAGCTTCACACTTTATTAACCATAAATATATAGGAGTAAATATGGGAACGAGAAGTAATATCGCAGTTGAGCGACCAAACGGGCAAGTTATAGTGACATACTGTCATTATGACGGATACCCAGAATATAACGGCTTATTAATCAATGAGCATTACAACAACCAAAAGAAAGCAGAAGAATTAGCTAATCAAGGATATCTGTCTTCTCTTAAACCTACTGTTCAAGAGTCCATTGAGGGTAGGGCAAACATAGAACCACCAATGGTATATCATTCATTACATTCATACTTGAATGACATAGGGTGGGACATTGAGTGGATTTATTTATATAAAAACAACCAATGGTATGTATGCGAGGGCATGGAAGTAGATGATAACTTTAAGATACTTGATAAAGATTTTATTGAGAATGACTTTCAACCTTTATGGAGTGTTATCTCTAAAATCAATCTTAATGAGGTGTCAGCATAATGTCAGATACACATAAACTTAAGTTTAGATCTAATAAGTCCCTAGTCAAATTGGCTAGGGATACTATCAAAGCAAGTAATTTTAAAATTGCTTATCGTGATAAATATACCGCAGAGAAATGCTTTTATCTTGTAAAAGATGATGGCATATATCTGATGAATTGTTATTCAAATAATCCAAATAAAGAACTTGGAAGAGATAAACCAAACACAGTTATTTATGCTAGTGGCTACAACCCTAAGTATAACGATAACGTTTGGGAAGATACCTATCAAGTAAGTCGTGATGACTTTGCTGATAATATGTATTTTACTGATGACCAATTACAAAGAATTGTAAACGGTGGAGATATTGATATAACTATCACGCCAACATCATACGAGGTAAGAGCATGAAAAAAGAATACCCTAATCCAATACCTGCACATTTACGCCATTTATCTGAGTGGCGTTTACGTGCTTTATTTTATTTATTTAGAGCGAGGTAATCATGTCAACATATTACAGACCAACCGAACCAATACCATTACAAGCAATCAAGGATAGCAAATATCTAGCTGAGGACAGAGAGTTTACAGTCCACAATGACAGAAAGATGCAATACTTTTGCTGTGAGGGTAGTTGTATTCATTACGCTTTAGACAAGGAAAAAAACGTTATTGACCTGTTTAGATATGGTGGCAACAACGCTGATGATATTTTAGATCCTTTGTCAGATGAGTTTGAAGTAGACTTTATTTCTGAGCATGATGAGGAGTATGACGAATATTGTCACCCCGACACACCAGTTATGCAAATCAATATTGAAGATTTAAGGAGTATCAATGATTGATACAGTCTTTTATATCACGCTTGGTGTATATGCACTTGTATACTTTGCATCTACTCCGACTGATGAGGAATAAATACCATATTAAAATAGTGCCATTCAACCCTGTAGAGCATGACTTATTAAGATACCAAAATATTGATGAAGTCGGCTTTACAGTAGGTTATTTAGTTTATCAAAACAACCAACATATCAAGTCAGCTTGGTTTAAGTCCCGTAAGAGCCTATTCAAGGCCTTAGATGATTTCTTGAACAATCCTAAGTAATTTGTTATATTTCAGACAAGGCATAGTCTGATTAACTTATTACTTCTCAACTCCTCTCCAAATTAGTTATGCCTTTTTACCCTTTTCATCTTCTTTTTCTGGCAAATCTACCAGGGAAGGATCTGGATCTTTATTCTCTAAAGTAGCATCAACAACATTACCCATGAGCTGTGCTAACCTAGTTTCTACTTCTTCCCGACTCATTTGATCTACCTTACCGAACATAACTTCTTTACGATCTACTATGAGGCCCCCGACTTTTAGTAGTGAGTTCTGGGCAGAAATTGCCGCATTAAATGACCCTGCTTCAATGGCCTTGTCCCGAATATCATACAGATCCTGGACTGCCCTATCGTAGTTAAGTTCAT